CTCGATCTTCGAGAGTGCCTTCTCGGCTTCTCGGCGGAAGTCGGAGGTGTCCGGCAAGACCTTGACCGAGACTCGCCCGATCACCTGCCCGCCTGGTGAACCTGCCACTTGCTACCTCCTGGAGAATGCCTTGTAGAGATCGGCCACGGACTTGAACTTCTTCTTGTTCTCGTCCTTCTTCTTGGCCTTGGGTCGCGGGTACTCGGGGATCTTGGGCGCACCCTTCTTCCCCCACTGACCAGTTGCCCGCGTGTTCTGGTTCAGCGCGTCGTAGAGGTCGGCGGTCATGTGTCTGTCCATGCCCCAGCCGAAGTGCTCACGCCCGCCCGACGCGAGAGCGATCGTGAGTGATGTGTCCGGAAGCCTCTGCACCAGCAGGAGGACGAGAGACGGGGAAGGACCCCGACCTGCGATCACCTCTCGGAGGTCAACTCCGTAGTAGTGCAGCAGGTCGGGGTAGATGCCTTCGCCGTAGTCGTCTACGAGCCGGGCGAGGCTCAGGCTTCCCCCGCCTGCGTCCCGTTGCCGTAGGTCTCGAAGATCTGGGCCAGGACTGCGAGGTCGTCACCGATCGCGCCGAGCAGCTTCTCAGCCGCCTTCGGGGACTCGGCGACCAGGCGGATGGCGTCAGCCAGCACCTGCTCCTGGTCGACGTCCTCGCCGTCCAGCTTGCTCTGGATGTTGATCAGTTCGTTGCGCTTCTCCTTCGGGAGGCGAAGCGGGTTGAGCAGTCGGCAGACGTCGTCGCCGAAGGTGATGTCAGTGGAACCGTACTTGGCCTCAGCGGCAGAACGGATGTCATCGAGAGAGAAGCTGGACATGGGGTTGCGGACCTCCTGTGTTGGATGGACTTGCGGGAAGGGGCGCGGACCTGGTGAAGCAGAACTCCCCGAGGGGAGCCCCCGGTGTGCAAGCGGGTCCGCACTCACTTACACACCGGGGGAGTTGTTGTGATCCTCAGATCACGGAGCCGGGACAGCGCCCAGCGGGGTGACCGAGTAGGTCCAGGTGTTGTTCCCGGACGCCATCGGCTTGACGCCGAGGGGCAGGCCAGCCAGGGACTCGGTGTCCGCCAGGGCCAGGTCGTCAGCGCGGTAGACCTCGGCCTTCGGGGCGTAGAAGGCGAAGTGGTTGTCGCCGTCCACGAAGATGGCGAGGAACGCGACCACGGTCGGCTCGGGCTCGGTCGGAACACCGACGCTGCCGTCCGGCAGGATCGGGGCGTTCGCGCCGTAGTAGAGCTTCAGGCCAGCCTCATCGAACTGCTGGAGGGTGAAGGTCATCGTCTCGGTGCGCGCGCTGTACTTGGTCCGGAGGGACTTGTTCTGGAGCGTGCCGATCGTGGTGGCCTCGCCACCCTCGGACGAGATGCTGAAGATGTCCTCCAGCGAGGTGTGGCCAACGGTCGCCCACGGGGCGTTCGGGGACAGAAGGTCACCGGGAATGTCGGTGTCGACAGGGGCGGTCAGGTAGTTACCACTACCAATGACGAGAGTTGCGTCGTCGTTCAGAGCCACGGAGGCGTCTCCTTACTCAGGGGGTGGGAATGGGGAATGGGCGGGAGCGCGGCTTGCGGATGTCGATCTGGTAGATCGACTCGTAGCGCCACACGCCCGTAGGCAAGTCGGCGTACTGGACAGGCCCGGAGGACGTTGCCCAGTCAGTGACTCGCCGAGGAGCTGAGGTGAGCTCGACCTTGGTGAAGTGGCCTCGTCCCGGCACGACCTTCTGGCTGAGCCAGGCATCGCGAAGGACTACGCGCACGGCCTCGGAGAGGATCGCCGCGTCCTCGTCACCGTCCGGGTCTTCGCAGAACGTATGAACTGCGATCTGCGCCGAGTCGGTGAAGCGTGTGTCGCCGTTCCACAACCCGAAGGTCGGGGTTCGGCGGATCAGTACGAGGGGGAAGGTCTGATGGGCAGCGATGAGCGACTTGACCTGGATGCCAGGCAAGCCGTCCCGGAGGATCGCGAGGAGCAGATCCTCGACCGGGCTCATCTCCGCCATTCCCTTGATGTGGTCAGGCAGTCCGGCCATCAGTCGAGGTGCACCTTGCCCTTCCGCTTCTTGGGAAGGTTCGACGCGCGGGCCAGGATGTAGAGCCCGTCGCTCGCGCCCCACTTGATGGTGACCTTGTCGCCGTGCTTGTCCTTGACTTCCTTCTCGCCAGCGGCACGCCCGTACTCGATGGACATCGCGGCCTTCTGGCCACGGTCGTCGTTGAGCACCACGTACCTGTCGACGTCGCCGCGATCAACCTCGATGAACGAGTGAGCGTCAGGCGAATCGTCGTAGTCCTGGTGCTCCTGAAGGAGCCCTTCTGCACGGACCGCGATCTCGAAGGTGTAGTTGTCGAGGGCGAACTGAACGCCATCGTTCTTGCCGAGGAACTTCTCCAGCTTCTTGCCGCCGACCTTGTCGAAGATCTCTGCCACGTCACGTCCTCTCTCGGATGTCGATCGACCAGTGCCGCGACTTCCGGGGTCCGTGGTGGTAGGCAGGCGGGGAGACGATGTCCCACTGCTTGCCATGGACTTCGACGCGCGACCAGAGATTCACGTCTTCGAGGTCGGCGGCGACGATCATCCGGGTGATGTTGATGAGCTGCTGACCGGGAACCTCAGCCTTGGCCGATCGCTGCGGGATGAACGCGGCTCGAACCTCATGGGGACCGTCAGCTGTCGCACGAACGATGTCGTTGCCACGCCGGTCGGTCTCGACCTTGGTCTTCCAGATGCGCGCCGTCTGGCCGCGCCTACGCTGCATGCTCACCAGGGACTCACCGGGTCGTCGTAGAGCGGGAAGCTCTTGCCGTCGTAGTCGACCGGGACGCGACCAAGGTCTCCGCGCCGGATCTTGCTGCCGTAGGCGACGATCGGGACCGACACGATGCCGGGCTTGCGACCGCCGAGAGCGGCGAGGAGCTTGATCTCCTCGTCCGAGAAGTAGACGGTGCCAGCGTTCTCGCCAGCCTTGTCGTTCCAGGCCAGCGTCTCGTCGCCAGCACGGGACTGCGTGTAGCCGTCCGGGTTCTTCATGTACCGCGAGGTGGCCTTCAGGACCAGGGTCCGAACCAGGCGGGGTGCAGCGTCTTCGGCCCAGTTGCGCCCGTAGTGGGCAGCGAGGTCCGAAGCGTCTTCCAGGGCACCGCCTGCGATCCGCGCCTCGTCCTCGTCCAGCTCCCAATCGAGGCGAGCCTTCAGGTCCTCCAGGGTGGCGTAAGCCATCAGCGTCTCCTTACTGCGAGGACGAGCGAGGGGGCCAGCTCCGTAGAGCCAGCCCCCTCACTCAGCGGGATCAGGCGTTCGCCGGGTCCGTCTCGGCCTTCATGCCAGCCGGGGTCCAGACGCGAGCGTCAGAGACACCCGTGATCTGCGCGAGCTCGGAGCTCGCAGCCGGGTAGTCCGAGGAACCGTTCAGGGAGAGCTTGATGCCACGGACGAAGTGCTCGCCCACGGAGACCAGCTCGCGGTTGTTGGCCTGGTCCCAGCCGACCAGGACGTCGGTCACCGAGCGGAAGCCCGCGTAGGTGTTCACGACGGAGCGGTCCTGCATGTAGAGCGGGTCGTAGTCGCGGACCCAGCGGAGCGCGATGCTCTCGAAGGAGGTCGTCGCACCGTAGGGCACGGACTGCGGAACGCTCGGCGCACCGGAGAGGAAGATGAACGCGGAGCCAGCGAAGGCGTACGCGGCGTCAGCCGGGATGGTCTGGTCGACCACGATCTTGAAACCGAAGCGGTTCGTGATGGTCGCGGTGAGCAGGGCGCTCTCGGCCTCGGAGTCGCCGACGTTCTGGGCGAGGTTCAGCTTCTCGTCGTTGAGCAGGGCCGACTCGAAGTCGGTACCAACGAGCAGGTAACGCTGACCGTCCGGGACGTTGAAGGCGTTGAGGACGCGACGCGCCTCGATGATCGCACCACGCAGGTTCTGCTCGGCGTTGCCGATGGTGACGTTGTAGGTCTGGCCGGTCAGGGTGTTGACCGCCCGACGCGACAGACCGCGAGCGACGGCCTTGACCTGCGGACGGAGCAGCTTGCCCCAGTCGTCCAGGTCGAAGTCGTTCTGCTCGTCGGTGACCTTCACGGCGGAGTAGACGTTGCCACCGAAGGTGACAGCGATCTTCCGCTCCTTGTACTCATCGAAGACGATGGGCGAGGAGCGGTCGTTGCGGAAGGCGTAGTCGTGGAACGGCAGGACGCCCTCGACCTTGACGCTCAGGGTGTCGTTGTCGGCACCCTTGAACTGGTCGACCGATTCCTTCTGGAACAGGTTGGGGATGACGAGCTCCTGCTCCAGCATCCCGACCGCAGTCGCGGCCAGCTTCTCGGGCTTGACGATCTGGTGTTCAGCCACTGGTGATTACCTCCAGGTAGACGAAGGCCCCGGTCACGTCGACCAGGGCCTGGGGGTTGGGTAGGTGAGGGAGTGCGTCAGCGACGTCGTGTGCGCCGCGCGAGCTTGCGCGGGTCCATCTCGTCGTCTCCGTCGTCAGACGGCGTGAGACCGCCACCCAGGGACTCGGGTGCAGCCGGGACCACGAACTTCAGAAGGGACTTGGCGTCCGCTTCCAGCTCGGCCTCGGTGGCACCGTTGAGTCGGGCAGCGAGCTCGTCAGGAAGCTCGAACTTGCGAGCAACGTTCGACCGCAGGAGAGACGACTCCAGCTCGGCGATCCGGGTCGAGAGCTCGGACCTTGCGGCCTCGAACTCCTCGGGGGTCTTCGCGTTCTGGAGGGACGTCTCGGCCTCCCGCAGCTTCACGCGGTAGTTGGCCGCTTCGCCGCGAGCCTTGGTCAGCTCCTTGCGCGCCCACTCGGGAAGCTCGTCCTCGGGCTTGACCGCAGGCTGTTCGCCTTCGGGCTTCTGCTCGGTGGACGTCTCGGTGGACGGGGTCTCCGTGGTGCTGCCCTCTGCGGGCTTCTCCTCGGTGACGGGAGTGGAACCGGGGGTCTCGGTCGGGGTGCTCACTGGTTACGCCTCCTGGACGCTCGTTGTGGATCGCCGCGCCTCCTGGGCAGCGGCTTGCTGTTCCGTGCGGATGAATCGCCGCCAGGCAGAGATCGCGGCCTTGCCGCTCAATCCCTTGGTCACCTGGGGCCACAGCTCCTCGTACTTGCGGTTCAGCGCGTAGAGGGGGGAGCTGCTGTACTGCGCGTCGGAGAACACGGGCTCCGCGTAGCAGTGGCAGTTGTCGTGGTACTTGTCTCCGTCGCCGTACTCGGCGCTGTTCTTGGAGCGGTAGACAGGTCCACGCGAGATCAACATGGCGCACCACCCACAAGGGGTTCCGGTGCGCGAGAGTCGGATGTAGCCGAGTGCGCGCTTGTCGCGGTTGGCGTGGTTCCAGACAGCGGAACGTGCGCCGTTCATCGCGATGCGCTCAGCGGCTGCGGCTTGACGGGCACCGGCCTGGGCATGAGCCTCGTCGCGGAGCCTGTCCACGTCCTTGGCCGGTGCCTCGGGGTCGATCTCCCGCAGCTTCCGTTCGAGGTTCTTGGTGCCGAGGGCTTCGAGAGCTGCACGCAACTCCAGTAGCGCCTCGCGTTCGAGCCGATCCTCATCGGCCTTCAACCCGTCCAGCTTCTCGACCAGGACGCGGTCGCCCTCAGTGGGCTTGTCTGCGTCCGTCTCGCGGGGCTGGGCGGGTTGTGAAGCGGGGTCGGTCTCCGTGGTAGGGGTCGACTCTGTTCGGCCCTCCTGGGGCTTCTCAGCGTCTCCGGTCAGGGAGGCGAACTCGCGTCGCAGGGTGTCGAGCGTGATGTACGTCGGCTCGGGGTGGTACGGGTCGGCGACCGTGGAGCCAGTGCGTAGTGCCCGCGCCAGGCGGTAGTACGCACGGGCCAGGTCGCGGCTCATGCGCCGCCTGGTCATGACCATCGTGATGGCCTTGGTCAGCCAGGCGGTTGAGGTGGACGCCCTCGCCGTAACGGGGACGTCCGACCACAGCTTCAGTGCCTCCTCCACCGTGCCGACTCCGATCTGGGTCAGCGCGATGTGGAAGGCGACGGAGGCTTCCTCCGCTTCCTTGCTCTTGGCAGGGGTAGTCAGGGGGCACCTCCAAGGGGGATCAGGCCAGAGGGTCGACCGTCTGCGCGATTGCGTTCCAACGCCCTCTTACTGTCAATGGGACGAGCGAGCCGGTTTGTTGCATTCCCTTGACAGTCAATGCTTCTCGGACTCCGCCGTGCCATCGAGTGAGGCCGGTCGAGCCGACAACGTTGATGTTGACCGCCGCGAAGCTCGTCGGCTGGAGCGTGCGCTCGATGCCGACATTCAGGTTCGCGACGGCGAAGGCGTCCCGTAGGGGCTTCAGCTCGACGCCGACGTTGAGGCTGACCGTGGTGAGGGTCGTGGCCCGAGAGGGCTCGTTGGCACCAACGTTCGCCACGATGTAGGCGAAGCCGTCACTGGCCATGTCAGGCCCAGCTCGTCGCCGCAGCCTTCAACCGCAGGGACCAGAGGCCCAGAGCAGCGGTCGTGCTGAGGTTGCGACGAACGTAGATGAG